ATAGTCTACATTATGATGTACCTCAACCTCATCTACATATACAGATACAGATAGACCCTTCAGTGTGAACTCAGCGTTGATGTCTATCTCTGACACCACCTCTTCAGTCATATCAATTATACTCATGCTGCTGCCTCACTGACTTCTTCTGGTGTTACATAATTTAGTTCACCCTCAAAGCAAATGACATCTTCTGCTTCCGTACCATCATCAAGTAGTTGTTGATAGTGATTATGCAAAGCATCGTGCATATCCTTACCCTCAACCCAATCAACAAGTATGTGTTTGTACTTACTATCATTAAGATAATATACGTTGTTATATACTACTGTAAACTTTTTCATAACCACTCCTTAGGTATAGTTCCTTCGGCCCAATGGAAACCCTGTCGGTCTGCCCACTCAGCACATGTCATCTTGCTTCCGTCTTTCCTCTTCTTAGCTCCCTGTATAGTAGCACTAGACTTCTGGAATACAAAGCGTATGTCCATGTCAGGGTACTGTGCCTTGATAGCCTTCATCTTACGCTGGCTATCCTGCCTGAAGTACCCCTTCAGTTCTACTATCATATCACCTACTGCTAGGTCAGGGATGTAGTGACGTTCCACAAAGTATGGTAACTTACTTGGTTCATACTCATATGGAATGTCACGTACATCTAAGTCAGAAAGAACGGTTGCCTCAAAAGTCCCCTTCGTTTTCGACATCTGATTCACCGTCTACCTCGTTGAAAATATCTGAGTTATTATCCTTTGCTACTGCATCGGATACATAACCATCCTCTTCATCAAAGATAGAAGTAGCACTCGCACCATAGGCTACTAAGTCAATGACTTGGACACCCTTCATACGTAAGGAAACACCAACAGACTTAGTAGCTGGCATCATGTATGGGTATGGTTCAATAGCTACCTTAACATTAGAGCCGTTACCAATTAGAACTGAGCCATCCATTGGAGTTCTCTTAGCGTCTACCACTAGTGGTCGCTGACTAACCTTAGTACCATCTCTGCGAGTGAGAACTGCCTTCAGCTTGGTGTTAAATACGACATTACCTGTATCATTACCAGCATCATCGTACTCAGTTGTGTAAGCAGGTACTGTGGACAGGAGAGGTTTCAACTTAGGTTGCTCCTTGACTACCTCTTCTAGCTTGGCTTGTGCCATGCTGTCGAGTTGTTCACACACTTGTGCTGCTTGTTCCACTGGCATTACTACCTTGATGGAGTACTGTCCTTCGGGGACATACTTAGTATCAGGCTCAAAAACTTTTGCCCATTGAGCCGTGCCTTGAATTTTAATCTGTGCCATGTATGTTAGCTCCTTCAGCTTTCTGTTAAAAGGCAATAGGGGAACTTTAGAACTACGCAAAGAAGTAATCAGATTCTAATACTTTACGGATGTCTAAGCTACCCATTGTAGGTGGCAGAGGGATAGCCTCTGTACCTAAAGATTGTTTAGCATGGTCACGAAGTTCTGTCAAGACATCATGTTCTTCGTACATCTTAACAAACTCTTCACGGATTATGTTAGACATCGTAGGCATAAGGCTACTGTGTGTACCGTAGCTGTCATGTACCATAGCAAAGTCTTTCAATCCGTAGTGACCACAGGTGTTGATGGTCTTGGTCATGGCAGCAGCATCCAGACTATGGATGAAGTTAGGACTACTACCTGTACCTGTACGTCTCTTCGACACTGTGTCCTGTTCCTCAAGCATGTTGAGTTTAACTATCTCACCGTTGATGTGTGTCTTGATACGCTTAGTTGTGGTGTTATTGTATGACTGAAGCACCACCCATCCAGTCGGAGTTATCCACTCCATGTGTCTATTTACATCTGCATATACATCTCCTACTGATTTAATATAAGCCATTACCTTACTAGCTGAGATGATAACATCTTCGATAGCATCCCAAACATAGTTAGATAGGTAGACACTAGCAGGGAACAGGTCAGTACCAAATGGGTTATGCCCTGTATCCTTTATCTGTTCTGCCATAGCTTCCTCAATGTAAGACCTGCATGAGTGCTTAGTACCTGAGTATGGTACAATCATGACTGGCCTCTTAGTAATCTTCCTTGATACTCCAAACTCTAGCCACTGCTTAGACAGGTTAGTGTCATCAGCCTTAACCTGAGCTAGGGTTGCCTCTGCTACCTCAGTGTAGATGTCCTGAGGCACAGTAGCTGGTAGTAAATTGGTAGCCCTACCCCCTCTCTCGTCCCTGAGGATAGCTGAGAGGTGCTGTAAGCCGTTGCAACTACCATCTGCTGACACAGGTAGGGTAGATACAAAGCCCCAACCCTCAGTGATTAGCTTGGCAAACTCAAAGCACCAAGCAAGAAACTGATAAGGCTTATCTGCCTCAAGCCATACTTGATTATCATAAGGGTTATCAGCAATCCTCTTAATCTCATCAGAGAAATCCCAAGCCCAACTCTCTCGCTCATTCAGTGTTACCTTATCGTACCCATACAGGTTAGCACCATGAATACAAAGCCACCTAGCATCATCCCAATTATTGATAGGTAATCCGTTACTAAATGTAAGTAGGGACTTACTCCAATCTGCTGACTGAGGAGACAGGAAGGTACAGCTTGCGTACTTACGTGAACGGAAGTCATTCTGCCAGACGTAATAGAACTGGCTGTGTCCTGCATACTCCTCTGCTACCTGTAGTGTACGCTCTACTTGTATCCGCTTACTAATACTCCTGTTGTTGTGGGAGTAGATAGCATTACGAGTACGTGACCATGTAAGAAACTCCTGCTTTTCTTCTGCATCTAGTTGCTTCGGTTCTTTATCGAAGGGATAGGCTGGCAGTGGTAAATCATCTTTAGCTGGTAGCTTACCCCACTCCTGTCCGTTATCCCATACATTCCTAATGACTTCTAACACAGGCTTATTAATCTGCCAGCCTGTGTGCTGTAGTGTGTTGAGACAAGAGTACTCCTGCCTTAGGTCTGCTTCGCTTAGTCTGCGTAACTGTTTTCCTACACTCATCTGCGCCTCACTATAGGTAGTTCTGGTATGTAGTCACTGTAGTATCCACCACCAGTAACATCTGTCCAATCTTTAGGGACAATTAAGCAGGGTGCAAAGCGTGGCCTCGCTACTTCTGCATACTCATTGAACCCTTTAATCCAGTCTTCGGTTTCTTTAGTTGCCTTAACAATAGTAGTAGTCTTGTTCTTACTTACCCTCTGTTTCTCTAGTTCTATTAGTCCTGTTGTCCGTATGATTATGTCAATGATACGACAGCCTACATGGATGCGGTCAGACTTACTCCACTCTGTTTCCTTGTAACCATCCTTGTTCATCTTGTGTGTTAGTCCGTACCGTCTAGCACCTAAACCCTTCTTCATGGCTAGTTTAATTGTGTTAGTGGCTACCTCTCCCTCTGCTGCAACCCACTTGTCCAGCCTATCCTGCATCTCCAGTGAGCTACCAATGTTATTAGCAATGAAGAGTAAGCCCTGCCTTACAGAGATACCATCTATCAGCGTGATTAGAGATAGGAAGGCTACCTCTTCTGTGTTCATGTCCTTAACGTACTTGTATGTAATGTCCCTGTTTGATTTAGGGTTAAGTAGTATGTCCTTGATACCCTCAGTCACTGCGGATACCGTATGTGATACGATAGCCTGTCCATGTTGGGTTCTTGATTCTGCCTTAGAAGACACAGCCTTATCAATAGCCTTACGATACCTATCAATACCTGCTGTTATCATCTCCTGTTCTAGTGATAACTGAGTTTCTAAAGTTCCCCTCATGGCTAGACCCCCTATAGATTACTATTAAGTATACCTACTACACCTGTTAGTACTAGTAGTAGTGTTAGTGTTATCATCTTACCTGTTACTTCTTCTAGGTTAGTGAAGTATCCATATGCTGCTACTCCTAGCATGGTTACATATATACCTAGCAATATTAAACTTATCATTCATCACCATATGTTTCTAACATCCACTGCTTGTGTGGTGTTGTTGCTTCATAACCTTCTGGTACATCCTCTGTCCATTCAGCTAAACAGTGAGAGCAGAAGTATTCTACCTTGTTGTCTACTGCTATGAGTGCTTCGGCTGCACTATAGCCACAGTATCCACATTTCTTATACCCCATGCTTAATACCCATCCTCATCAAAACCATCGCCTTTATCATAATTCAGCTCCCTATCATCACAGTTTACCAGCAAGCCTTCTACTACTAGGGTCTTTGTATCTTCTATTGTACGGAAAGGTTCTTCCTTACGAAAGTCATACTCATAAGCATAAACTGTCCATCTTACTCGTTCAAAAGTAGGGTTACCATTAGCATCTCTGTCTACTACTTCCCATACCTTGTCGTACCTAAGATTGTACATCATCTGCCACCTATTACGGAACACTGCTGCATTAAACTCTGAAGCAACAGACCAGAAAGAAGCTAACATTTTTCCTACAAAAGGTTCTGCCTGTCTCTTCAATACTTCTTTAAAGATAATAGAGGTTAGAATTTCTTTCTCTGTTGGTGAAAATGATATAGTCATTTGCTTGTCTCCATGCTGAAGTAAATCTTATCACCTAGTGGTAGGCTAGGCACATCTTCTCTAACATCCTGCTTACCTACGTAGCTAAAGTTGTAGCCCTGTTGTTGCTTACTCTTTACGTCTGCAAAGTAGGGTGCATTATCGAACATAAATAGTCCTGTTATAATAGTTATAATAATCATTCTACATTCTCCTTATACCATGTCTTGAATTTATGATAGGCTAATAGCTTGTATGCTTCTAGGTCTAGCGTTGCCCAATACTGTAGGTCAATGCCACCAC